TCAAGAAAGACAAAATCCGCAAGTCCATCGACCAAATTGAGTTGATGGCTGAAATCTACGGCACAGGCATTGGCGAGATCATTGTCAAGACTGAAAAGGAATACGTCCCTGCTACGCAGATGATTCCAGGTCAAATGGGACAAGCCGCTATCGGTGTGATGGAAAAAGACAGGATTGGCGTGAAAATCATGCCCGTCAACCCAAAGAACTTCTTGTTTGACCCTAACGGCACAAGCATTGATGACTGTATGGGTGTGGCTATCGAGAAGTATGTCTCTATCCACAAGATTGTCCAAGGCATTGAGAAGGGCATCTACCGCAAAGTAGACATTACCACTTCTGGTGAAGATACAGACCTAGAGCCTACCCAAGAGATTAGCCAATACCAAGATGAGAAAGTCTTGTTGTTGACCTACTACGGCTTAGTTCCTCGTGAATACTTGAACAACCTCAAGGAAAACGAAGATATTGTTGAGTTATTCCCTGAGAACTCAGCGGCAGAAGACTACACAGACATGGTGGAAGCCATTGTTGTGATTGCCAATGATGGTCAACTGCTCAAAGCAGAAGAAAACCCATACATGATGAAGGATCGCCCTGTCTTGTCCTATCAGGATGACACAGTTCCGAACCGCTTATTGGGTCGTGGCACAGTAGAAAAAGCGTTCAATATGCAAAAGGCTATTGATGCTCAGACTCGTAGCCACTTAGACTCTCTTGCCCTGACAACTAGCCCAATGGTTGCGATGGATGCGACCCGTTTGCCAAGGGGTATGAAGTTTGAAGTCAAGCCTGGCAAGGCAATCCTTACAAATGGCGCACCTTCAGAGATTTTGATGCCCTTCAAGTTTGGTCAAACTGACCCCAATAACTTGGCTACGGCAAGAGACTTTGAGCGTATGTTGTTACAGGCTACTGGAACTCTTGATTCTCAGGGCATGATTAGCAATGTAGCCCGTGATGGTGGTCAAGGCGGTATGTCAATGGCTGTGGCTTCTATCATTAAGAAGTACAAGCGCACATTGGTTAACTTCCAAGAAGATTTCCTAGTCCCGTTTATCAAGAAAGCGGCGTTTAGGTTCATGCAGTTTGACCCAGAGCGTTATCCTTCTGTGGACATGAACTTCATTCCTACGGCTACTCTTGGCATTATTGCTAGAGAGTACGAGCAACAGCAGTTTATTGGCTTATTACAGACGCTTGGCCCTAACACTCCCGTTTTGCCAATCATCTTGAAGGGCATTTTGGCTAATTCAAGCCTGTCTAACAGGTACGAGTTGATGCAAGCCTTGGATAAGATGAACCAACCTGATGAGCAAGCACAGCAATTGGCGCAAGTTCAGCAACAATTGGCATTACAAGCGGCTCAAGCGCAGATTGCAGTTCAGACTACTCAAGCAGAACAGAATCGTGCAGAGGCTACTAAGTTGACAGTTGAGGCTCAGTTGATGCCACAAGAAGTTCAAGCCAAGATGAGCGCATCTTTGACTAAGAATCTGCCTAATCAGGACGAAGCGGCAAGCCGTGAGTTCGATAAACGAGTTAAGATTGCGGAGTTGATGCTCAAAGAAGCAGACATCAAGAACAAATCCAAGATCGTTGAGTTACAGATGGCTGATAAACAGAATAAAGTGCAAGGAATGGAGCAAGACTTCCTTGACCAACTGACAAAACAACTATCTGCAACCCCACCAAAGGGTGAATAATGGATATTGAAAGCCTAGCCAAGGAGTTAATCCTTAAAAACATGAATCCTGAACAGCAACTCGCTGTTTTGGATGGGATTAAGGCTTCTGTCGCCCAAGCAAAAGAGATTCAAAAGCAACGTATTGGCGAGAATGTCGGCATTGTTGTTGATGCTCTTAAAAAGATTGAATCTGACATCCGCTCTCGCTATGACGAAGTGGGAAATGCCATTGAAAAGCGTGTTGCTTCCATTAAAGATGGAAAAGACGGCAAAGATGGAAAGGATGGCAAGAATGGCAGAGATGGACGTAACGGAAACCAAGGCGTTCAAGGCGTTAAAGGCGCAGATGGTAGAGATGGGCGTGATGGCGTGGATGGGGTTGATGGTATTAGTGTCACCTCTGCTCGTATCGATTTTGATGGTAGCCTTATCATTGGCTTGTCTAGTGGTATTGAACTCAATGTTGGTGAGGTTGTTGCTCCTGATCTTGCAGAATCGATCAAAGTTATTACTAATGGCGGCGGTACTTCTCAGTTTGTACTTGATACCCTAGCCTCCTTACAAACTCAGATAGATGACCTTATTCCTAGCCAAACTGGGAACTCAGGTAAGTTTTTAACTACCAATGGAACATCTACATCATGGGCTTCTGTCGCTGGTGGACTCAGTTATCAAGGAACTTGGAACGCAACGACTAACACGCCTACATTGGCGAGTAGCACAGGCACAAATGGTTACTACTACATCGTTGCAACGGCAGGAAGCACTAACTTAAACGGAATTACTGATTGGCAAGTTGGCGATTGGTTGTTATTCAATGGCTCTGTTTGGCAAAAGATTGACCAATCTGAGACATTACAGTTTGTCACCTCTACCGATGCAAGCGTTACTGTAACAACCACAGGCGCAACGGCTGATCTTGCCGTTTATTCTTCTCCAAGGGTAATTGCACAGGTTCGCAATGAGACAGGTGCAACGCTAACCAAAGGAACTGTTGTCTACATTAACGGAGCATCAGGTAATAAAGCGACTGTTACTAAGGCAATAGCCACAGGAGATTCCACTTCTGCTCAAACATTTGGCCTTATTTTTGCTGATATATCAAATAACAACAATGGCTATGCTATTTTGTCAGGCGATATCTCAGGTTTAGATACATCTGCAATTGCGGCTGGAACACAGTTGTATTTGAGTTCTAGTACGGCTGGCGAATACACAACAACCAAACAATATGCACCAAATCACTTGGTATATGTTGGTGTTGTTACCCGTAGCCATGTAAATCAAGGTTCTATCGAAGTAAGAATCCAAAACGGCTATGAGATGGACGAGTTGCACAATGTGTCTGCTCAGTCTCCTAGCAATGGTCAAGTCTTAATCTACAATGAATCTACGTCATTGTGGGAAAAGCACACATTGACTGATGGAACTGGAATCAGCATTACTGAAGGTGCTGGCTCTATCACTATCACTAACTCTGCTCCAGATCAGACAGTTGCATTGACTGCTGGCACAGGAATAAGCACAAGTGGTACTTATCCTAACTTCACGATCACTAATAGTGCGCCAGATCAGACAGTTGCGTTAACTGGTGCTGGTACGACTAGCATAAGTGGCACATATCCTAACTTCACTATTACATCTAATGATGCTTATAGTGGAACTGTTACATCCATAACGGCTGGAACTGGACTGACAGGTGGAACTATCACGACAAGCGGTACTGTGGCATTGGCTACAACTGCTGTGACTGCTGGCAGTTATACGGCTACTAACATTACTGTTGATGCGTATGGACGGATTACTTCAGCATCAAACGGAACTGCTGGCGCAAGTATCAGCAACGATACGACTACATCGACTAACTTGTATCCATTGTTTGCGGCGGCTACCTCTGGTACGCCTTCAACGATTTATACAAGCAATGCTAAGTATTTGTATAAGCCAAGTACGGGTGAGTTAACTGCGCCAGCGCACATCTCGTCTAACGGCATAAACATTAACTCCACGACTGTTAGCGCAAGTTACACGATAGCAAGCGGAAACAATGGCTTTTCGGTTGGCCCGATAACTGTGGCAAGCGGTCAAGCGGTGACAGTCACATCTGGACAGCGTTGGGTTGTTCTTTAAAGGATAAGCATGAGTCAAGTAATTATTGCTGGAGACACAAGCGGAACGATAACGCTACAAGCACCAGCCGTGTCTGGTTCTAGCGTATTAACTTTGCCAGCGACTACCGCAACATTGGCAACATTAACCACACCTTCTTTTGGAACAACCATCGGGGTGGGTGGTGCAACTGCATCGGCAAGCGGTGCTGGTATATCTTTTCCCGCAACTCAATCAGCATCAAGTGACGCAAACACATTAGATGATTATGTGACTACATTTATGTACAAATCAAGTATACCAGTCGAACACATAACAGACGAACAGAAGGATAAAATAAAAAGATATCTTTAAGTTTTCCTTCGGCTGTTGCTGATAGATTATCAAAGAATTGCCCAGGTTTAAACACAATAAATCCAGCAGTAACAATGAAATCAATCATAAGTTGTGGGATGGTTAATAAGTTCATTGATGCATAATTTATACTGTCATTGTTGGATGGCATATAATACATCAAATCATGTGGTTCTTCCATAGAATAGTCGATGTCTCTTGCTTCGTCGTAGGCAATTGAAGACAATTCATACATCATTTTTTCATAATCTCCTTCATATACGTTACCATTAATATCGTACAACAATTTATTCAAATCAATCATCTTTTGTAAAGCAATATTATGCAACATAATAACACGTTCGGCTTCTGTTAATTTTTTCTTTGGTGCAACTCCATAAATCAACGATGGTGCATAATTATTAAATGAATCAAAAGCATCATCCTGTCTCATTTGTGCTTCGGTGAAGTAGTAATATACTGAGTAATAAGCTATTGAGAACATTACTGTTGCAGCTGCGACCACTGTATATTTAGCCCTCAAACTTGTTGGATCTGTTAAACTTTCCCCAAGTCTAGCTAAGTATGTCGCAGGAGTAATAACGATTTGTTCGGGTGCAAATCTTTCAACGTATGGCATATTGCTGCGTATAGTGTCACCAATACCTTCGAATATTGTTCGTGGTGCATTAATTACAGGATCTATAAAGTCATTAACTCCATAGCCTCCAACTGTTATTTCTGGTACATTACTTATTGAATCTTTAATTGAATTAAACATTCCGGCAATGTTAGGACTTGGAATGCTTGGAAAATTTATGTAGTCTCCTGCCTTAACTAATTCTTCATAAACTTGATACGCCATTAAATATGCTATTGATCTATCTGGTTGATTAGCTTCAGGATTATATTCTTCAAAATTTTCTACCTCTTCAATGTTGTAATCAATAATGTTTTCTCCGTTAAGTTGGCGCCTTGTATTATCATTTATTTGTCTTGCGCGAATCTTTTGATTAACGGCATACATCATTGATCTTAATGAAGGTAAAGCAACTATTGAATTATAATCAAAATGATCACCAAAAATTAATATTCTTCGAGCAAGATAATCTATTTTTGCTTTATCTTCCTTGCTTAAACTTTTATAACCAACACCATATAATTCTCTTAAAATTGCATTTATTCTACTATGTGCGAAATATTGTCTTAATCTTAATGGGGATTCCTTATATAAAAGTACTAATAATTTTATCATTAATATTTGTTTTGCCAAAGGTTCCTTATGAAATTGACTAACATTATATAAATCTAGTAAAGCTTGTATATCGGTTATGTCCTCTGCGTTATTATTTCTTATTTCATCGTCAAATTTGGCTAATTGTGGAATAACGACATTACGTATATAATTAGCTTCTAGATCTAAACGTGTTGTATCATTATGATTACCTCGTTCAATTGCGATTTGCATATTAATGTCATTAATATACATATTAAGTGCATCAATACGACCTTGGTTATTATGTAAATTTGTAACATCTGACAATAATATTCTTTGCACATTTTCATATTGTATTGTACCGTATTGAATAGCATTATAGCCAATTCGCGAAAGTATATACATTATTTTTCTTTCATTTCCTTTGAGTTGTCCATGTGGTAAATTATTTGCATTTACTTCTCTTTGAAATTCGATATTCATAAGTGTTGTTTCATCAAATAATGCATAATTTTCTTCAATATTAAAAGGTACACGTTCCATGTATGAATTTGTTACTGCATCACCTATCCAATTATACAATCTATTAAAATAATTGCCAGTTACTGGAGTATCTGGATTAGGTTCAATTATTCGGGGTGCTTCTGTTAAAGCAGTATTTTCAAATAATCCAAATATTTCATCATCTCTCATTCTTTGTTGCTGTTGCTCTTGGGTTAAATTTGCATTTTGGAAATCTTGACCTTGGGTGTAATCAAGTGGATGAGCTTCGGAAGGTATTTGATTAGTTGCCAAGTTAGAAGGAGTGAACGCATTCATAATATCATTAAAGCTGTTAGTTCTTGGAGTTAATATAAACTCAACATCAGGATCAATGCGTGTGCTGTTAACTCTTGGAGGAGGTAACAATGCAGGTGTTTGAGGTCCTACAATCGGCACAGTTGTTATAACGAAATCTTCTGGTAACTCTAATTGTGGCTCTTCAGTGGCTACAAATTGCGTTAGTGTTGGCCATGGTTCAGATTCATAAAATGAAATTGGAGGCGGTATTTGTGGCCATGGTTGATTAATATAAGTTGCTGGTATTCCATATGTTTGTTCGATTGGTGCGGTGATTTGTGGAAGTGTTGGAACTAATGAACCTTGAACATTCAAATTTTGGGAAAATACCGGTAAATGTTGTTGTTGTTGTGCATACAATTGTCTACTCTCTTCTTCTAATCTTTTATGATATTTTTGTAATTCTATTAATTGATTATTAAACTCGTATTCTTTATTTATACAATATTCTTTATTTATCCCTTGTGATATTTCTTCTTGTGTAAATGTTTTATTTTGTTGGTTTTGAAAAAATAATACTCTATTTCGTATTTTTTCCATTTGTTTATAATTTTCTTCGGTTCTTTCTTTATTAGATTCGATTGCTTGATTTATCTGTAATTCAGTTTGATAATCTGTAATACCTCCTTGAATAAGGCCTGTAACAATTGTATTTGCTCTTTGAATGGCAGGGTTAGGGGTAAAGTCTCCAATAAAATGTTTATATACACGCGCATAATCTAACATGTTTTGTATTTTTTGCTTCACTAAATTTTTAATATTATCATTTAATGCCGTATAATGAGGGTTTTGTTCTAATAACTCTAATATATTTTTATTATCAATTATAATAACTTGTCCCGGATTCGACACATCTGGTAATCGTTTAGCCTGAATCATGCTAATAAGTATTGCACGTAATTGTAAATCTCTGGGATTGGCGCCAAGCTTTTTTATTGAATGTTCTTCAAAACGTAGATCAAATATAAAATATGAATAAAATCTTAAGTAACTCATCACATATTTATATTGATTTTGCGTAAGTGGATGTGTCGCGGGGTGGCTTTTATCATTTTTTTTTTCTGTCGGTAAAGGAAATAACGCCATTACTTGCTTTTGTGAGCTACTCACATACAAATAATTACTTATTACCTTTACATTTTTATCATCGGGTACTCCACTTATAAAACCTTCTAAATTTAATACAGATGTAAAATCGCTTGGAATGCCGTTGAATTGTAACATAGCCATTATTCGAGCCATTAAGTTAAATATTGCATAATTTTCAGATCTTTCCATTTGGTGCATATTGTGAATGTCTTGCTCTAATAGTTTAATATTAGCCCCATAATCAAAATTTGTTAATAATGTTACATCAAAATAAATAGGTTGAACCGGTACTTCCTCCGGTTCATTTTTGATTTCAATGATATTGTCACTCATACTTATATATATATATAATTTACATAATTAATTTTTTAAGATTCTTGATAATTATACGCTATAACCCCAGCCACTAACAATGCTATTCCTACTAACGCCAATTTTCGCGAATTATCTTTTTGAACTTCTTCAGTTGCGTCGTGTTCATTGCCTTTTTGAGGTAATAGATCTTTAATATGTATTTGGTCTTGGTTAGTATCTTGACCATTACTATCGTATGCACTATCTGCTCCGGATTCATCTTCACCGGTTGGTTCTGTTGGGTCTACTGTTCCATTATCATCACCGTCATCATCGTCATCATCATTATCACTTGGTGGGGTATCATCTGGGTTATCTTCTGGTGGATTATCATCAGGTGGAGAAGGTGGAGGTGCTACGGTTACTTTAAATTTTTGGAAATTATTAATATCGGATATATCTTGATAAGTCAATTGACCAAAAGAATCATTACAAGTTCTATTATCAACGAAATAATTTAATTCATCGATAAATATAGCACCATAAAATATGGTTGGAATATAGATATCGTCGGCCTTATATTTGGCGTTTGGATCAAACACATTTTGTGATGTTGATGAATATTGAACGCTTGACAATTTAGTTCCGACAAGTGGTGATGTGCTTGTAGCGCCGTACGCATTACCTTTATTATCCATCTTAACAAATCGATATAGTAAATCTTTATTATCGTAGATAGTAAAATATAGGTAATCATACACGTACAATAAATCATACATATTACTAAATTTGTAGTAAAATGGGGTTACCGCTGGATAATCTGCGGGATTAATTAAGATTGAGTATCTTTGATTAGCGTTGTCATAAACATATCTTGTTATGCTTGGGTCGCCATAGTTTCTGTCTTTAAAGAATGAAGCCGATGTTTTACATGTATCGGGTGGGGTTGTTGTTCCATTTTGATTGTCTCCACCATCACCGTTGCCACTGTCTTGCGTTGAATTGGGCACAAAAGTTGGGTCAAAATCTACGCCGGTTAAACTCTTATACACACTTGTATCGTTATTTGCTTTAATCCGGTTGAATTCATCAATAAATAGTAAACCTTTAGCGTTGAAGGGTATCTTAACACTGTTTTGATTCTGATATAAAAACACATTACCATTTACGTACACTTGACCATTTTTATCTACGTTATCAATTAAAAAGTCATTTCGATATAGTGACTTTTCATATTTTTCACCGTTATAATTTGTTGGCGAATCACTGTATTGAGTCCAATATATATTATAGTCTTTTATCACCTTACTGTCCGAATAATATTGATTAAAATAAATACCGCCAGAAGGATAAGTTAACATTACGGCATCGGTAGAAAATAGTAACAAATTGATTGGAGGGCATGGGTAATCGTAATTTTCTGTTAATCCAAGTCGAGTGCCTGCATATGAATAATCTTGTCTATCTTTATAATATTGTTGTGCATTATGCCATCCTACAGATTGGCCGCCTGGAGTATATTGTGTTGTGCTGTAATGATTAAATGGAACTCCATTGTTAAAATCTGTAGTAGTTGCGCCAGTTAATTGTTCGAATGCTCCAGTCGTAACAGTGTTTAACTCACTTGACCATAACCAACCAGTACTATCGGTAGGAATTAAAAGATATTTATCACTTACATTGTCATATATTGACCCTACTGATGCCATATTTGCAATTAAAAATGAATAAGCTACTGTGTCAGTATCTTCATTAAGAAGCGAATATATCCTTCCATCTCTATCAATTCGATAATAGTCATAATACTTTACACCGCCATTTTTCAACTCATTAATCCAGAACACAGATTTATAAATCAAAAAATTTGAGTTTGTCACAATATCTCCAATATAATAATTTGTTGAATGATTTTTTACGCCAGGCATAAGAACATTGTTGTTATTTTTTTTTGCAATAGGTATGGGGGTGCCATTTGCTCTCTGATCAAATATATCTTGCTCGCTTTTGCTCATACTTATATATATATACATTAATATTTTAATTTAAATTTAGGGATATTTTCCGGGGCCCTTATTATTTTCGTGAAGTTTTCATAAGATTCATCATTATTGAACATTACAACTTTATAATCTCGGCAATTCTCTTGCAAATATTTATGTAATTCGTCCTCATTTTTAAACCCATCACTTATGTCGTACAACATTGGTATTGACCCATTCTTTACCCTAGTTATGAATACATAAGTGGCATTTTCTCTTATTGCTGGAGACAAATATGAACATTTTTGAATGCTTAAAAAAACAGATATATGCAAATGTCTCGCCTTTGAAAATAAGATATCGAATATATTATTCTTTGCATTGAAGTTTACTAATCCAATTTGATCGTCAAGTATTATGAAGCATTCAGGTATGGGGCTTTTTGGGTTTATTGTGTGTTCGTCAACAAATTTTTGTTGTATTTCCATGATTGCCTTGATGATTTCAACGTTAAATTCTTGATACACGTATTCATCTGGCAAGTACGAATAATCACCATTGAAACATGTACTTGAGAACACAACGCCATAATTAAATCTATGTGAGTGTTTTGCAATGAGGCATTTAAGTAAATGAGTCTTACCACTTTTTGTGTTTCCAATGAGTAGCGATGTGCTTGGTACCGCTATTAAATCATCATTTTCGTCTTCAGAGGTCATTATATTCCTTAATATTTATATTAATAGGCTTAGAATTAATTTTTCTTTTTGCAAGGTTAATGTTCTTTTTCTTCGATTTCATATAATCATAGCTCGTAGATATATCATCCCAATAATAATACGTAGCACCACCCGCGATTAAAATTGCAATACCCAAAAATATATATTTATTTTCCATTATATAATATATAAATAAAATAATATGCCGTGTCGAAGAGTAGATAATAATTCATGTTTTGATGGTATTACTGGACCAACCGGACCAGTTAGTGGAGTTACTGGACCCACTGGGCCTACTGGTATTACTGGACCAACCGGACCTATTGGACCTACTGGATTAATAGGAGTAACTGGAGCTACTGGCCCGAGTGGCCCAAGTGGTCCTAATTTTACACTTATAAATTATCAGGTTCCAGATCTTGATTTAGGTACTGGTAACGTAATAACAAAAATACATGATGGATCAATTGGGTCTTATGTTGATGTTGGCGGTTTAAATTGTGAAATATTTAGTAGTGGTAATGTAGATGTACAAGGTCGTAACGTTTTAGTTAATCCAGGAGCTGGAAATTTAAAATTATTTAATTTACCAAATGTAACTACGCCTAATGTTTTATATTATAATAGTAGTACAAAGAATGTAAGTTATTCACCTGCAATTAGTGGACCAACTGGACCAACTGGGGCAGCAGGAACCAACGGAACTAATGGAACTAATGGACCAACTGGACCAACTGGCCCAACTGGTGCAAATGGTGCAGTCGGAGCTACTGGCCCAGCATTTACTGACGGTTTTAGTGTTCAAACTGATTCACTTATTTCAAATCCGCCAACATCATTTACATTTCCAGGAACAGCAACATTTATTAATGGTCAAAATGGTTTTAATAGTGGAATACTTAACACAGTAAACGGGAATATAAATATACCTGCAAATAGTCGATGGCTATTTACTTGTAATATAAATTGGGAAAATAACGACGCAAGTATAGCCACTCCCGATGGAATAGAACTAATATTATATAATGTTACTGATGGAGCGAATATATATAAACAACCAAGCGTTGTGAAAAGTAATGATCAATTAAGTTATAGTTTTAGTGTTGTGGCTAATTTTACAACTGGCGCTATTGTAAATTTTAGATTTATTTACACATTGACAACAGGTACACAAACGATTGCATCGGGTGACTCAACTAATTTCTCATGCTATCGATTGGCTTAAATATATCTATAATATATGTATATGTACCGTTTACACACTTCGCCTTTAAAAGATAAAAAATATTTAGTAATCACGCCAAAAGGTAAAAAAATACATTTTGGGGCTCAAGGTTATGATGATTTCACCACGCACAAAGATGAAAAACGCAAAAATTCATATATTAAAAGACACAAAAAAAATGAAGACTGGACAGATCTAAACACCGCGGGTGCTTGGTCTAGATGGTTATTATGGAATAAACCAACATTAAATGAATCCGTTAATGATATGGAAACAAAATTTAACATTGTCATTCGTACATAGATATTATTACTCTACATATATTTTTCTCTTTATTAAGACATCTTTTAACTCTTTTATTACGTCATCATAAGCATTTCTTTTTTTAATAAAATCTTTGTATCTAGTATCGTGACATAGATATATTTTTTTCAACTCTTCATTTTGTCGCTGTTCTTCTTCTTTATCTGCTTCATCTTCATCTTCATAATATCCAAGTAAATACCAAAAATAATAAAACATGTTTTTATATATAACTTACGTAGATAATATTAATCGAACCTCAATAACATGCTCCAATCTGCACCGTTCAAATTGGTTGTCTTTCCTGTATCGTCGCAAAGTTCTATGTCTAATTGAGTAATTGAACGTTGATCAAACACAAGTAATGATTCGTGACGATTGTACTGTTCATAAAAGTTAATATTTCCAAAACTGTCATTGATGGGAATCGCGAACATTGATGTCATTGATCCAGCTGTTCCATGAATAGGAGCTTGAAAGTTAGCAATCTTAACAAACAATATTTTAGGAGGTTCCATATTTATCACATTTGGGGCAAGTTGAACGGCTCCAGGGGTAGTGTCCGCATTCTCATAACCAAGCAAATATAATGCATGTTGCAATATATTGACTCCGGTTGCTCCTAAAATCTGAAATAAAGGAGAACTTGATGTTATTGTGAGTTTTAGTGTTGTAGGGTTGTATGTTACGGTGTAAGTGTCGGGCGAAACTGCCATTAATTGTGTTTGTAATTCATTAATAATCTGCGCTGACGTGTATGTTCCTGGTGTGATTGTTGCAACAACTGGCAAACCTGAACTATCTATAAAATCTATAAGATTATTTTGAACAAATGCATCGTCCCTAAAAGCATATACTGTGTCAGGTATTTGACTGGCTAATAATGTTATTTTTTTTGCGTGAAATGCTGGGAAAGCAAATTTTATTTTAAATATAGTGGTTGGAGATCCTGGCCCATTGTCTACTCGATCCCTCGAATTAATATATACGATATTTGGTGTTGTACTTGCTAATGTAAAACCTGACATTTAATATTATTTTATATATAATATATATATATAATAAAATGACCAGTAACAATTATTTCGACTTACCAGTAGAACACGACGCATTTCAACCTATCACAAGGGGTGGTTCCGTAAATTACATGTTAAAGAAGTCCAGTGTCGGCAAACTCCGCGCTTTGGAACGTGTTCGATTCGTTCAAACTACTTCAGGTACCTCTTCGGTTTTCTCATCTGCAAACGTTCAAACTTCGTTTCTCTTGCCCAGTGGTGCGAGTAATCAGCTTGATGTTTGTGAAAGATTGATTTTACAAAATACTTTTATAAATAATAGTTCATCCGCAGTCGCAAGCATGTTGCCTTTTTGTTATATTGTCGACAGAATAGAAATTGTTGGTTCGGATCAATTGGAAATACTATATTCACAAAACTTGTTTGAAGACCGTATATTTTACTCTAAAGACGATGCTGAAATTTTAGTTAATCAAAGTAATGAAATGTACACTTATAGTGCTGCTTCTGGTTATGCGGCTGGTGCCACTATTGCTGCAGGTGCTCAGTTTACTGCTAATATGGAGATTCCTTGCTTCATTACTCGAACTTTATTGTTCTTGAAGAGTATCCAACAAAATCTTACCATTAACGTTTATTACAATTCTTCAGCCGTCACAACTTCATCTTCTTCTCAATCTGTCTCATTACTTCAATCACGATTGTATATGACTGGTTATGTGTTCGAAGAAAGTATTCAACAAAAATTAATTCAAAGATATAATTCCATCCCTCATTACCTCTTCTACAATCAATATGAATATACCACTTTACCTGGTGAAGTAATAAGTAATACCGGAAAATCTAACATTAGATTAGGTCAATTTTCTAATAAAAACATGACTGATCTTGTCGTATCTGTTATCGATGACAATGCTGTTCAACAAAATAAATTTAACTTTTACCCTCTTGCTTACCTCGACGAAAAAGATAATGGTACGTCTTTATATGCTGACTCCTTAAATATTCCTATTTACAAACAAATGGAAATACAAACTTTTTGGACATCTGCACCAGAAGCGCAAAATAACATTGTTCTTCCTCACTCAGTTGATGTGTTTAAAGCTGTAACTGAATGTTCATCTTTGGGATGTTATAAATACTCCCCTAACGTTACACTTGAACCTCAAGGTGTCACTAATCTTGGCTCAAAAACTTTGGTCATTACTGGTCATAGTCAAGTTCAATTTAAAATTGAAAATGGTATTATCACCAAATCAGCCGTTTAAAATTTAATCTCATAGATATAATATATATAAATGCTCAAATACAATATTATCAAGGTTACACATGATTATCAAGTTGAAATAGCGAATACGTTCTTGTATCATAAGGATTGTATCGAATATCTAACTAGAATGATTGATTCCGAATATAAAGGTGAAAAAGAATATGAGTATAAAGTGTATTACGATAGTAAAGACCGTATAACCGTCTATTACATCGGTTACTTCGGCAAGTCCCTACATGCTAAATATTTTATTATTTCGTATGAAGACTTCACTGATGATGAGTATGATGATAATTATCATTAGATTAATGTTACTTTTATCTTTTCATCTGTTTTCTCTCCAGATAACAGATCTTTCGCTTTTTTTGTTGTTATATTTGCATGTTTGCTTAGTTCTGTAAGCGATTTGAATGTATTGGTTCTTGAGCCAACCATAAGCTTATATTTATGCTTCTCAGCCTTTGGGAGTGCCTTTGGTGGTGCTCTGTCTGCTGGTTTCTTGTCATTCTTCTTGATTTCGGGTTTTTTAGTTGCATCAACTAGTAAAGATTGTAAGTCGGATTTTTTTAACATATTTATATACTTTATGTAGATAATTTTTTTATTGTAAATTTTTTATAATTTTTACCCCTTCAAAGTCACTCATATCATGAAAGATCTTGAATGCGGCACTTTTATGCACTTTCAAGACGGTTGCCGCCTCTGATAATGTACTTACATTTGTTTTAGTTCCATCTTTATGATGAATCACGTATTTAGTCGGTTTAACGGTCGATACTTGGTGATTATTAATAATCTCAAGTTCTTGGGCCGTTAGTTTGTGAGACAATTTTATTAACTTGGCAGATAATCCCGACTTTGCGCTTAAATCTTTGTAGCTTGACCCTATGAACACAAGGTTTCCGTCTTGCTTATTCCTCAAATATATTTTTACCATTTTATATACTATTCTTATATATAATTTTTTACTACTAATTTTATTGTTATTGATTTTGGACCCTCAACAGGAAATATTTGACCCCAACAGGAAATATTTTGACCCCAACAGGAAATTTTTTGAACATAACAGGAATTATTTTGATTCCAACAGGACCCAACAGGACCTCAACAGGACCTCAACAGGAAATTTGAAAATGGCTAAAAAGATATATGCTTATTATTTCAAGCACTCTCAACAGGCCAACAGGAGCAAAATCCAAAATCCACGGTCCCATATATAAATCTATTGAAATATATCCTACATACTCATACAATATTTCTCCTGTTGACATACATATATCTACTACATATACACTTTCTACTTATACAATACTTATATTATTATGATTATTAATTATTATTTCAATATTTTTCCTATATCCAACAAGATTTTCTATTTTTACTCCTGTTAGCCTGTTGAGATTTTGTTAATTAATAAGCATATATCTTTTTTATGACTTTTTGATGTTTTTATTTTTCCTGTTGAGGTCCTGTTGAGGTCCTGTTGGGTCCTGTTGAGATTCTAATAAATTTTATTTTTCCTGTTGAGTTCAAATATTTCCTGTTGAGAATTTTATATAAATATATTATATATGGATTATGATGATAGTAGCGATGAAGATGTGTCTGATAAAGTATACCCGATAGTCAATTTTGGTCACAGTCAAGAGGAACTTATAAGAAGATACCGGAGACAATATATACAGATATGTAAGGACATATCAGAGAAGTACGGGCTACCAAGATGCACCAAGTATATGTATGATTAATTTATATTGCGGTTAATGAAATAATTATTATAAAAACATATAATATAGTAAAAAAATGTGCCAAATTTGTATTAATATTTTGAAGGATAAAAATGATGTAAGATCTTGGGATGAGCAAAAAAAAGACTGGTCATTAGTTATGGGCGATATAGATTATGTTCATTACTTCATGGATGATAATAAAAACCTTCTTAGTAGCCAATATCCGCAAGGGTCAAGCTATTGCATATTGGGAT